ACTTATCAGTTACATTACCGATAACGATGTGTGGTTCTTCAGCAACGGCTTCTGCCATAGCTTGAGCACCGCACACGATTGTGTCGAATACACGGGTTACTGGAGTTACAGTAACAGTTGTGGTTGCAGTAACTGCACCAGTATTTGCTGTATCTACAGTGAAGGTTGTGGTTGAGCCAGAGGTGCTGATTGCAGTAATCTTTGCACCAGAAGCAATACCAGTTCCAGCAATCTTATCGCCAACTTCTGCACGAGTTGCGATAACAGCAGAAGAAGCAACACCGAAGGTGAAGCCTGCTGATGTACCTGCAACGGTTACAGCGGTTGTAGCGAGTGCGGTCTGGTCTGCACCTGACTTAGCATTGTAAAGGCGTGAAGACTCTACGAAGAATGCGCCTTCGTATTCTCCGATTTCTCCTGCCCAAATCTTATCCACAGCTGGATTAGATTGTGCATGTACGAAGTTCCAGCCCATGTTTCCGGTTTCTGCACGAAGGTCGTGTGAAACTTCTGGGTGGATACCTGTCCAGTACAAGGAACCACGGCGAGCCTTGGCCTTGTTTGAACGGAGCTTAGCAACAGCACGACGGATATCAGCTGAATCAATTGTATCAGCAGCATCTACACCAGCAACAGAAGTTGCGTTACCTGCGTAGATGTTGTTGGAACCTGAGCGAAGAGTTGTCATAGCAACTGCATCGATGGAGTCAGCGAGGTTGTAAGCAATGATGTTTGCAATCGCTGGGTCTACATCTGCAAGTGAGAACAACTCAAGTGCACGGGTTACGAGTACTGCATTTCCGTACTCATTGAGAGTAACGGTTACAGTTGTAGGTGTTGATAGAGAAACTGCATCTGGGTCAGTTGTCTCTGTTAGTGTTGAAGTTGCCTGGTCCAAATCGACATACTTCTGGAGTACGACGGTTTGTCCTGGGATTGCTTGGCGAGCAGGACGCTTATCTGCGACAGAACGAATTAGTGGTTCTGAACGGAGAGCGAACTCGAGGAGGCGGTCATACGCCTTCTGTACGAGACCTGCGCCACCAACTGTACCGCCGAGCGAGGTGCTCGCGGTAGAGGTATATTGGTTTGACATTAGTTTTAGTCTCCTAGACTATGAACGGATTATTGTTGTGATTGGAGAATTGATAGCAACTCTTCAGCAGAGTTTGCTTGATTTAAACGCTGGTCTAAATCTAATCCTCTATCAGGTGTCACAGCACCTTGTGTCAAGACATCTTGCTGGCGTAGCCGTGCAATGTCTTGTTGACTTACAGGGGCTTCTTCTTGCTGTACCTTGATTCCGAACAAGTCTGCGTTATCATCGAGCCAGTGTGATACTGACTCCTCGTTAACATCATCCAAGTCTTTCAATACAAGGCGTGCAGCTTTTTCGTTGACACCCTTCTTTGCTAGGACTTCCTTGACGACTCGCTCACGCTGCACCTTGGATAGTGACTCAAGTTGCTCAGTAAGTTCCTTGATACGCTTCTCGTCAGCACGCTTGGCTTTGCGTAACTTCTTTAACAAGTCACTGCCATCACCATTGTACTGCTCTTGTGTATCTAGGTCATCGTCTTCATCGTCCCAGTAGTTGTTGCTCATAGCAACCCACCCTTCTATTCGTTGTTAGTCGCAAGCCTCAGTTACCATTCGGGGAAATGGGCTGGCTCTTGCTATCGGTCTGTTACACTGGCGGGGCCGATAGGTCCGCTCAGGATTCTAGAATTGTCCTCTTTGTGGCTGGCCCAAGGAAACCCTTGATACACCAGACTGACCAGAGAACTCAGCAATTTCTCGCTGTGTTAGGCGCTGACGCTTGCGCTGTGCAGAAGCAAGCTGATTGAATACTTCTTGCTCGGCTTCACCGAGTCCGTATCCTTCAAGCGTTGTGCCATAGATATCTGAAAGTTTTTCTGCTGTAGGTAGAATGTCAGCAATTGTTGCGTATCCTCGTTGTGCTTCAGCTTGGGTAATACCCTGAGCTGCAAGCTGTTCAGCAACCGATACTCCAGCATTGATTCCTTGACGAGCTGCTGCTACTCCAATTTCAGATGCAGCTACCTGACGCTCAATCTTTTGGAACTGTTGGTTCGGGTCAAGAACATAGGCAACCAAATCATTCTGACCAATGCCGTAATAGTTACGAAGCATGTTAGATATAGCAGGGTCAGCATTGCGGACTCGCTGTACTGCAGTCACTACGCGGTTGGATAGTTCTGCAACAGATACATCGTTGGCTAGGAACTGTGACACATAGGCATCGTTATCAAACTGAGTAAGTCCGTAAGAGCGTAGAACCTGACGATAGTTATCTTCTAGGTTTAGGTACTCTGACGGAGTAAGAGCTGTTAGCCCCTTGGCTCTGCGAGCATCGTTAGCTTTGAAGCGCTCTTTGTATAAAGGTTCTTCTTGTAAAGCCAACATAATAGTTGCTTCTGTAGCACCTTGAATAGCAAGCTTCTTAATTAGTGGAGCTAAGGCTCCTAAGTTATAGCGATTCAATCTGTCTACAACAATAGAGTAAGCATCTTGTTGTGCAGTAGTCATCGTGTCGGAAGATGATACGGTTACTGGAGCTGGGCTATCTGTATAGGAACCATCAGAGTAATATGTTCTTAAGACTCGGTTAGCACCTGAGCCAATATACTCTGTCCCTGTTACTTTCTTGCCACCACCGTCTCCATTACCATTGTTTCCACTAGAGGCTGGAACTACTTTACCAGCCTGATAATTTTGACCATTGTAACTTCCAGTGAATGGTTGTCCATTAAAATAAAGTATGCCATTAACAACCTTGTATCCAGAAGTATCTGGATTATTTCCATTCCCGTCTGCGCCATCGGCAACTACCACTGGCTTTGCGATTGGGGCTTTTGGATATCTTACTAGACTCCAGTAACCGCCTCGCCCACCAGCTTCAGAGCGCCATACATAATCATATTTATACTCTGCATCCTCAGGTGGAACTGTTGGTTTCTCGCCTCTACCAGCTTCCTCTTGTGCTGCTGTATATTCAGCTTGACGGATTGTAGAAAGTTGTTCTGCTCTGGATACGCCAGCAACATTTACTCCAGCTGCTTCTGCTTTTTCTGCAGTTGCTAGGGCTCTCTTTGCAGCGCTAAGAGCTTTGCTTGCATTCGCAACATTTCTTACGCCAGTGCCTTTAGCCTTTTCGTAGGCAATCTCAGCTTCGGCTAACGCAGCTCTTGCTTCTTCTACTGTCATTACATTAGCCCCATATCTTGTAGCGCTTTAACGGTTAGCCCATCAAGATAGGCTGTACCTTCTGGAGTGTTAGCGAAAGCATCAAAGTATTTAGTTCTAGTTCCAACCTGAACTTCTTCTAAAGATGGAACTACATATTGACCAGTCTTAGGGTCGCGGTATCCTAGCCATGGTGAAACAGATGGGTCATCCCATCTTAGTGAGTTAGGGTCAACACCTGTATTCTTTGCAACTAGTGACTTAATCCACCCAGCCTGGATATCTAAAGACTTGCCAGCCTGGAATCCTGCAGCAAAAGCAGGGAAAGCACTGATTGCTTTAGTCTTAATATCTTCTTGGATATCAGCAGCTGTTGTCTCGCCAAGGAAAAGTCTCTGGCTCTGTCCATCCCAGTACTTGTTATCAAGTAATTGAGATACACCATAAGAATCGGCAAATGCTTTTAGGTCATTGATGCTGGTTACTCCAGCTCCGCCAACCTTCTTGAAGTCAATCGCACTAGCAACTAGCTTATCTAGGATGTTGTTATCTCTAGCGGTGTTACTAAATCCTAGACTATAAGCATCTTCAACTTGCTTCTGTATTGTAGCATTCCAAGCGCTAGGGCCAAGTGCAGCAATGATGCGTTGCTTTTGTTCTTCTACATACTTGTCTTTATCTTGCTTCCATACGCCAGGTTGTTCTTTTTCAGAAATAGCACGCTGGCGAGCTGTCGAATTATAGTCCTGATAGAATTTGCTAGCCTTTACGAAAGCAATAAACTTAGCTTTATTTTTAGCTACATAAGCTTCATATGCCAGTTTTAGATTATCGTCAATTCCCTTGAGTGCTAATACAATAGCAATTAAGTCAGCCATTTCGGCAGTATCGGCAGTTAGTCCCTCTGGCACAGCAGCAGAGGCAGCAGCAATTCCCTCAAGTGTGGTTGTATCTACCATTACATACCTCCTGAGAGTAACTTCTTAAGTTCATCTACAAAGTTTATACCTTCGGCAAGCTGATACTGTTCCGGGCGTTCAGCCTTTAGTCTTTCTGCCAATGCCAACTCTTCTTCTCCTTGACGGAATGCTGACTTGGTTTCAGTTACATTCTCAAGCTTTCCAGTCTTAGGGTTACGAACCTTCTTAGTTGTGGTAACAGTACCTTGCTTTAATTTCTTTTCCCAAGGAGCGATAATTTGATTCAGCTCTTCTTCGGTTAATTCAAACATACCTTTAG